TTTCTGCATCTGGATTACTACCTTGATTGTCCAATGCAACTCCTATCCTTGTTCGTAAAGGTTTACTTGCCATATCTTACTCCATTATAAAGATTAACTGTCGCCTGGAATTTCAACCAAATGTGCAACACCAGCATAGGTCATCGCATCTGTTCCAGAAGGATTTGTTATTTTTAGATGAACGTGTTTGTCTTGATTAGTTGTCAAACTAGTTCCGTCTGCATCACCCATACTTACCGCTATAGTCTCTCCTAACTCAGTTCCTAAAGTTGCAAATTCAGTAATAAAAATATTTGTGCCGGGACTATCTGGTGCACCAGTATGATGAACCATTAATTTTTTAGTCTCAACATCTGATCCTTTTTTCAATGTAAGAACAATCTCACCACCTTGATAGTTTGTAGCACCAGTTGCACTTGCTGTTCCATCTGCACCTTTGAATGTAAGAACTACTTCAGTTGCACTTGTTCCGATTGACCCAGAGAATGCTTTAGTCATTCCAACTGCAACTGAGGTATTTGATGCTCCAATCAAAGTTTCGTTTTGTGTAAGAGCAACAGTTCCAGATGCACTAACAAGAATTGCATTTGTGTCACCTGCACTTCCAATTGATCCCTCGTTTGCTACTTTGAAAGATCCACCACTTACTGCACCAGTTGTTGTAATTGTGGAAGAACCAGTGTCAATTGTTCCAAAACCAGATGTGATAGAACCACCATCAAGAGCACCAACTGATGTGATATTTGCTTGTGCAGCAGTTTGAAGTGTTCCAGTAAGATCACCAGAGAATCCTGATGCAGTTAATAATCCAGTTCCAGAGTTGAATGTAACATTTGTTCCAGTTTTTGGTTGAATTGCACCAGTTGCTGCTGTTGCAAATAACATGAAACAACTAGTATCTGAAGACTCATCTGCAACTGTAATTTCATTTGGTGTGATTGCTGCAGTTCCGTCAAATGATACTCCACCGATATTTCTTGCAGTGGCCAGAGCAGTTGCTGTATCAGCATTTCCTGTGACATCACCAGTTACGTTACCAGTTACTGCACCTTCAAAGGTTCCTGCAACAACTGTGGCTGCTGTATATCCTGTTCCACCAGTGTTTACTGTAGTTGTAGGTTCTGCTTGATTATCTTTGAAAAACTTAAATTTACCATCATTTGCATCTCTGAAAAGACCTGCATATAAATCCTGTGAACCAGAAGTGTCATAAGCTCCAAAGAATCCAATATCTACTGCATCGGCTGATGTATTATTCTGTGCCAAAAATAAGAGAGGATCATTAACTTCTATAGTTGTAGAACTTACTGTGGTTGTTGTACCAGAAACAATCAAATTACCACTAACAGTCAATGCACCTGCAGAACTAACAGACATAACCTCTGATGCAGCACCAGATGCACCTAACATAAAACTCATCTTTGCCGCATTATTATCTGCAGCAAAATCACCTTCTGATATGACTCTAATAGAACCTGCAGTGGTTATCGCATCAGTTCCAGTTCCTTCATCTGGGGCAACAAAATCAATTGCACCAATCACATCATTTATTGCAATATTTGTATCACCAGCAGCAAGAGTAAGAGTTGGAGCTCCAGCAGTTGCAGTATGTTTTAAGGTAAGACCTTTATCGGCATTGTGTGTAAGTGTAACTTCTGAATCATCACCGAAAAGGATTTGTGCTCCATCGGCCAAGTATAAGTCTGAAAATTGTTTTGTTGTGGAACCAAGATATGCACCATCTTGAGCATCTGCAATAATTCCTGTTGCAACTGTAACTACACCAGACATCTCAACTGCACCATTTATATCAATAGTTGTTGCATTAAGTTCTAGTTCTGTATCTGAAACTAAATCAAGAACACCATCAGCAGATTGGTGAATGAATGTTCCAGTATCACCAAAGTTTATTTTACTAGTACTATTAAGAGTTAATCCAGAATTATGAACGTGTGTAAGAGTAATTTCGTTATCGTCACCAAATCCAAGAACTGCACCATCAGAATCTAAAGAAACATCATCTTTAACTACAAGGTCAGTGCCAACTGTAAGAGCTGCGCCAGTTTCAAAGTTTGCTACTTTTAAATCACCACTAGAGTCTGATGCAAGAATTGCTGCAGTACCACCAGAAACATCAGTAGAGGATGTAATTGCATGAGCGTGAGTTTCTGCACCGACTGTATCAGTTGTACTAACTGTGAGAGTAGTAGGTGCTCCCATCGTGACAGTAACATCACTAGTTGTTCCACCACCAGTAAGACCATTTCCAGCAGTTACTGATGTTATATCTCCACCACCTATTAAAGTCAATACTTCAGCAGGAGTTTTAGTACCAATTTTATGACTACTATCTTTAACAAGAATGGTGGCTGCAGTTAAATTGG